ACCGGGGAGCCGTGCCACGGGGATCTGCGCCAGGCCCGCAAGGCCGGCGCGTTCCCCAGCGTCACGACGATCCTCAAGATCATGGAGAGCGAGGCGCTGTCGAGGCACAAGGTGGACAGCGCGATCGCACAGGCGATGACGCTTCCGCCGATCGCAGGCGAGACTCCGCAGGATTTTGCCAAGCGAGTGCACGAAACCAACAAGGCCGAGCTGTCCGGCATGGCGGATGTGGGCACAAGGATCCATGAGCTGGCCGAGCAGGTGATCCGGGGCGATGCCCCGCTGTTTAAGGATATCGACAACACCCTCCGGCCGCACTTAAGCAGCCTGACCTGCTGGGCAAGGTCCCTGGACGAGGTCGTGCTGTCGGAGGAGGTCGTCGTGCATGACGGCGAGGGCTACGCGGGCCGGTGCGATCTGATTGCCAAGATCGACGGGCAGACGGAAATCGTGGATTTCAAAAGTAAAAATTTCACCAAGGTGGCACCGTTCCATCCCGAGATGCCTGGCTTTGCCACGGCCGAGGAGGAGCACAAAGTCTGGACGGACTACAAGGAGCTCCTGCAACTGGCCGCCTATTCGTTCGCCTGGGCGGGCGAGGCGTTGCCGGCGCGGAACGTCTTTATCGACCGCAAGACCGGGGCGCTGGATGAAAAACTTTACACGGCCGAGGAGGTCGAGGACGCCTTCGAGGCGTTCCGGGCCTGCTGCACGCTGTGGCGGAAGGTGAAGAAATACGATCCGAGGGCGGGCAAATGAGCGAAGTGCCCGCGGAATACATGGTCCTGCCCGACCAATCAATCGCCCGCCAACTAGCAGACCGCTGCCGATCCTTGGAGCGCCAGCTCAAGGAGGCCCGTGAGGCGCTGGTGGCGGCCGAGACCCGCGAGAACGATTTGATCGACCGGATCCGGGGAGAGGGCGGGCTGTGAAGCGCATCAGCCTTAAGAAACGCGAGGAGACCTGCAAGACGCGGCCCGTCATGCGCCGGTGTCGGTGGATGGCGGAGCTGTTGCGAAAGAACGGCGAGCTGCCCAGCTGCGAGAAGGTGGGGCAGGAGTTTGAGGTCAGCTACAAAACCGTCAGCCGGGACATTGACCTGCTGCGGGACTTCATGGGCTACCCGATTGCGTATTGCCCCACCGAATACAAGTGGAAGCTGACGGGGCCGTTACCGGAGCCGGTGCTGTGAGCCGCTACGATAAAATTATCGTGATGGCGGTGACGGCCGTGGGCGCCGTTGCCGTGGTCACTGGCATGATTGGCACGGCCCGCAAGTGGTGGCGGGACGGGATCGACGCCGAGTTTTTGGTCATAATGACGGTGCTCTACTGCGTTTGGGTGTTTGTCGATCACGTGTGGGGGAAGCGCAAATGACCCTCCCCCAACTCATCTCCTTTTTCTCCGCCCGCATCATCGGCTCCTGGACGATGGAGGAGTGGGCAGCCGTGTTGGAGCAGATCAAGGCCAACCGGATGCGCTATGGGATGGGGCAGTGGGTATGAGCACGCATGTATATCATGTGGAGCAGGCGCTGCTAAAAAACGAGCGTTTTATGGGATCGCTTTTTATTTCGGCGATTGCCGACATAAGGGCCGGGAAAACGGATCAAGGCATTAGCAAGATGCGCATATGTTACGGGCAGCGGGCCAAGGACCGCGTTAAAGAGGCCATTGACCGCATTAAAACGCTCAAAGAAAACTTGCGATCTGCTCTCGAAAACAACTCTCGCCTTCAAGCAATTTTAGCAAATCGGGAAGACGTTTTTTGGGAAAACAAGCAGCTAAAAAATCACATCAGAGAGTTAAACAGAAAAATTGCAACGATTGAGCGTGAGGCCACGGCAAGCCTTGCTGATGTTGATTGGTTCGGGGGCGAGTCATGTCCGTAAAACGCACCCGCTGCACCGAGGACGTGCAAAAGAAGGGCATCGCCATCCTGCGCGAGACCATGAAGCTGGACATGCCCGACGGCGTCTACCGCATGCTCAAGCGGGCGCTGGGCAAGTTTGACCTGGCCATGATTGTCATCAAGGAGCTGCGCGAGCGGGCGGAGCGGTATCAGGAGCGGGATCTGAAGGAGAGGGGAGCGAAATGAGCATCCCCCTTGCCCCAGCCGTCCGCTCAATCTACGAAAACGGCGCCCCGGAAGGGGAGCGTAACAACCAGCTGTTCAAACTGGCCTGCCAGTTCCGCGACCAAGGCATGTCGATCGAGGACGCGGAGGTTGAGGCCGAGAGCTGGGCGCTTAAGGTGGGGCTGACGCAACGGGAGGCGTTGTCGGCGGTGAAAAGCGCCTACAGCCGCCCGGGGCGGGAGCCGTGGGTGCCGGCCAGCCGCTACGGGATTCGGGGCATGACGGTCTACCGGGAAGCGGCGCACGTTCCGGCCATGCCGCAATCCTCCAAGGAGGATGCCATCGACCGTTTCCTTGCCCACGCCTTCCGCCAAAGCGAGCGGATCCACATCGACCGCGCCATCTTGGACGGCGAGCGGGAGCGGCCCAGCGGCCGGGGCGAAACCCGCACCCGGGAGGAATGGCTGGAGCTGTTCAAGGACGGCGAACTGGCCACGTGGCAAGGGGACGCGGTCGGCGTGTATGTCTGCATCAACCCGATCAAGGGCAACCGGCGCGTGCTGGAGGAGATCCACCAGTTCCGTCACGTGCTGGTCGAGTTCGACAAGGGAACGATCGAGGAGCAGTGGGAGCAGATCAAAAAGGCGAAGCTGCCGACGTCCTGCATCATCCGCTCCGGGGGCAAGAGCCTCCACGCCTGGGTGGTGGTCAATGCCGCCAACGCGGACGAGTTCAAGGAGCGGGCGGAGTTTGTCTACAAGCACCTCGAAAACTGCAAGGGGCTGGACGGTCAGAACAAGGACGCCCCTCGGTTCAGCCGGCTCCCCGGGGCCATCCGCAGGAGCACGGGCAACGGCCAGGAGCTGGTCGAGGTGGCCGAGGAGGTGCAGGCGTTTGAGGATTGGCGGGAGTGGACGATCGTCGGAGACCTGCCCACGCCCTTCAAGTGGGACGACATGCTGGCGTTCGACAAGGCCAAGGATGAGACGACCCTCCTGGGGGACCGCTGGCTGTGCCGAGGCGGATCTGCCCTGTGGGTTGGCTCCAGCGGCTTGGGCAAGTCCGTCCTTTGTCTACAGGCCGCCATCACATGGGCCTATGGGGGCGAGTTTTTTGGAATCAAGCCCAAGCGGCCGCTTAAGTCGATCATCGTTCAGGCGGAGAACGACGCTGGGGACGTGTCGGAAACCGTCCGCGGCATTATCGACCGCATGGCTCTGACACAAGAAGAGCGGAAGCTGGTTTTTGAGAACGTCATTATTGTCCAAGAGAGCTTTTCGACTGGGGCTAGGTTTGCTGACCTTTGCCGAAGACTAGCAAGCAAGCACAAGCCCGACCTGTTCTGGGTTGATCCGCTTTTGTCCTTTATAGGAGGGGACATTAGCAAACAGGAGACGGCCAGCGTGTTCCTTCGCAACGAGCTCAACCCGGTGAGCCACAGCCATGGGTTTGCCTGGTGCCTGATCCATCACAGCGGCAAACCCCCCAAGGATGCGGCGTCCGGGTATCAAGGATTTGATAAAATGTATTGGGGGCTGGGCTCCAGCGAGCTGACCAACTGGGCCCGGACGGTCATCACGCTTAACGCGGTCAAGAGCGAGGACAACGATCATTTCGTCTTGGAGGTGGTTAAAAGGGGCAGGCGCAGCGGATTGGTCCCCAGTAAGCCCGAGGCCGGCATCACGGCCAGTAAGGCTCTTCCTCGCGTGTTTTTGAGGCATGCCACAGATTCGATCGCATGGATTGAGGCTGAGGAGCCGGAGAAGCGGGGGGCTGGAAGGCCGGAGAAGGTGATCAAGTTTGAGGACTACTTGGAGGACATCCGGCCCGGAGTATCCGCTGGCCATCTGCAGGAGCTGATTATGGTCCGGGCCGATGTCGGGCGCGAAAAAGCCGTCAAAACTACAGGATTATGGGAACACGGAGACAAGGCCAAAGGGGCACCCGTCCGCATCAAAAACGTGGGCCAAGGTAAGGCCAAAAAGTATGTCCCTTTTGACGTAATGGAGGGTCATGTATGAAAATTCAAAAATATGTACGAAAATACTCGGGATTGTTATGTACGAAAATCCCCCCTTTAGGGGGGTTTTCATACATACATCCCAGACTTTTCGTACATGAGAGGGTGGGATAGGCGGATGTTAGACCAAGAACTGGTAGACCGCCTTCCGTCCAACGACCTTCACCCGGCGAGCCGGATCGACAGCCTGACCGATCTGGTTCGGGAGGCTTACAGCGTGATAACCGTCACAACTTGCCCAATTAAAAATACGGTATTCTGCTTTGAGTATTTGGCGGCCAAGGTGCCCGACCACCCGATCATGCAGAATATGACCGACACCCTTGACCAGGCGGTGCTGTCGATTGTCCTTAACCGATCCACCGAGTCCATGACGTCCGTGGCCAAGCGGTTCAACATCACCAAGCAGGCAGTCAGCAAAAAGGCGTTGGACGTGGCCGACCGGCTGGGGATTCGGTTCCGGGCCGCCAAGAGCGAGAAGGCACGAAAATCTTACGAACAGAGAGCACGGGCACATCACGACAAGCGCAGGCGTGAGACCCCCAAATTCAACCTATCTGCGCTGACGAAAGGCATAAAGAAATGCAAACCCTTAAAGCGGTAGTCAAAGAGCTTAACAAGAAGCGCGAGGACGCGCTGGCTCAAGTGGGCGAGGTCATCGGCCTTGCCGCCAAAGCAGGCGCCATGATTGGCCAAGCCAGAGCAGACGGCGAGGATGTGTCCAAGCTGATCGAAAGCGCTGGCATTACGGACGAGCAGGCCAAGCGATACGAGCGCGTGGCCGCGCATCAGCACAAGCTCAACAGCGGGGAGCCCGGCGTTGTGCGTCAGATCATGCTGTGGGCCGAGATGCTGCCTGACCCCATCACCACCAGCGAACCGGGCGAGCCTAAGCCGTTCCTGTCGCCAGTGATTCGTGTGGCTCAGTGGGTTTCCAACCGTGGTCTGCGCTACATTAAGGCGGACGACGACCTTCGCAGGCAGTTCCTGCGCGAAGCGCAGCCTATCGTTGCGGCCTACAAGGAGCTGGGCGGGGATGCATAACTACGTAAAGCATCAGGGTTCCAAGGCATACTTGCCCGCGCCCT